CTCCTAAAACAATTTTTGATTTTCCAGTAGCGGAGATACCTTATTTAGATCCAGTTCTTTTACCGAGTCTGGAACAAGTTCAGTCGGGTTTGGCAGAAGAGAAGGCAAATACTTCTTCAGAAGAAAAGGAGCAAGGCGAGGAAGTGCAAGGTATAAAGCAAGAAGTGATCCCAACGAACCTGCCAAAAAACTTAGAAAATACTTCATTAGAAACTGTAGCTACTTTTAATATACCTATATTTGGAGAGTTCCCAATACCTGCACCAGAAGTCATAGCGTCAAGTGTTATTAGTGCAGGGGTGGCATCTACTGTAACTGTGGCAGGGTCAATTGCAATGCAAGCTGTAGTAGGGCAAATAAAGAAAATATTTAAGAAGATATTTACTAAGGTTTTGAAGAAGGAGGTGAAGGATTTACAAACAAAGAAGGATTAGCTTTTACAT